CTTGCTTCTGACGCTATGGAAAAGATCAAAGCTAAAACTACTTTACAGGAACACCGTAACTTAGAAGATATCGCTTCGTTGTTGCTTAAGGATACTGGTATTAAAACTGCTATCATTCGTGAGTACCTACCAATCATGAACAAGCTGATCAATAAATATTTGAATGCTATGGATGCTTACATTCACTTTGAGCTTGATGAAGCGTTTAACGAAATTGTTAAAAGTCGTTTTCGTGATGAGTTTACTTATGCTTCTTTCTCTGAAGGTGAGAAGATGCGTATTGACTTGGCTATCCTTTTCACTTGGCGTCAAATCGCTAAGATGAAAAATAGTGTTAATACTAACTTACTACTTTTGGACGAGATCTTTGATTCAAGTTTGGATACTGCAGGAACAGACTATTTCTTGAACCTTATGAACCAACTCGGAGAAAACTCCAATATTTTCGTTATTAGTCATAAAGGTGATCAGTTATTTGACAAATTCAGGTCTGTCATCAAATTTGAGAAAAGAAACGACTTTTCTGTGATAGCTGGTTCGTAAGTTATTGATTTTACAAGGGATTTTAGGGTCAAAAAACACTTTACTTTTATTCACTTCTGGCGTATAATTACTATATAAATTGATGGAGTGACTATATTATGTGGAGTGATTTTTCCGACTACGAACTAGCCGAACTGGCTGGTCGCTATGGTATCGAAGACATGTTAGTTTTTGCAGGGGATCTTTCTCTTGCAAACCGTGAGGAAGTTGAAACCGCACTGACTCAAATTGAAATGACTGAAGCATTTGGAGACTAACATGGATATTCAAGCAACCGATCTATCAGCAAAACTTCTTGCAACCGAGAACCTAACAGTGGTTCGCTCAAACGTGCCAACCGCATCGTTTGATATCAAATCCCGTGTATTGACTCTTCCAATGTGGAAGGACATGACCCCAGCTATCGAAGATATGCTTGTTGGTCACGAAGTCGGTCACGCACTTTATACCCTCGACAAATACATCAAACCTATCGAGGAACAACCAAAACTAAAATCTTATATGAACATTCTTGAGGATGTTCGTATTGAGAAACTCATCAAACGTAAGTATCCAGGTCTGCGCAAACGCATGAACGATGGCTACAAACAACTCAATGAAAAAGACTTCTTTGGTATTTCTAAAGTCCCTTCACTTGACGCACTTAACCTTATCGACCGAATCAACTTGTACTTCAAAGCTGGATTCCAGTGTGGTGTTAAATTTGACGCTGACGAAAAAGTATTTGTCAACCGTGCTGAACGTACTGAAACCATTGACGAAGTTATTGAACTCGCAAAAGATATCTATGCTTATGCTAAGCAAAAAGCTGAAGAGCGCAAGAAACAACGTATGGAAGCAGGTGAGGAAGCCGAAGATGAAGATGATGACTACGTCATGGCTGATTTAGATCTTGACGAAGAAGACTTTGATGATATGGAAACCGAGGAAGATGATTCCGAGGATACTGAGAAACGTGCTAAAGGTCACGGTGCTTCTAGCGAAAGTGTAGACGAAGAACTTGAGTCTGCTACTGAACGTGCTTTCTCTCAACGTCTTGAAGAATCTGCCGACCAATCTACTGAATATCGCTATCACAAACTTGAGGGTGTTCCTTATGATGTTGTGGTTGGCTACAAGAAAATCCTAAAAGATTTGGACTTCAAATGGGAAGAGGGTGCTATCGGTTCATACTATTACAATCGTGTATTTGGTTCATCTTCTGTTGAAGATTATGAGAAGAAACAAATGAACAACGTTCAAAAGTTTAAGAACGACTCTTTGAGTTCGGTAAACTATTTGATCAAAGAATTTGAAATGAAGAAGTCTGCTCAACTGTACAAACGTGCTCAGGTTTCTAAGATCGGTTCTTTGGATATGCGTAAGGTTTATGCCTACCAATTGCAAGACGATTTGTTCAAGCGTGTTATGACTGTGCCTCAAGGTAAAAACCACGGCATGATTATGTTGATCGATTGGTCTGGTTCTATGGGTGATATCATCACCGATACCATCAAACAAGTTATCAACCTTGCAATGTTCTGTAATAAGGCTCAAATCCCTTATCGTGTATTTGCTTTCACTAGCCAATATACTGACCGCAATTATGAAGAAATGCGTGAACAACGTCATGCTTATGCTAAATCACTTCGCGATCGTTGGGTTGCCAATCCAACCGACTCTGTATTGGATTGTGGTAACTTCAACCTGTTGGAATTGTTCTCCAACAAGATGACTACTACTGAGTTCAACTCTATGACTAAGAAGTTACTTGACCCTCGTGTGTTCTGGCATCGTGGTTACGATCTTGGTGGTACACCTTTGAATGAAGCATTGGCTTGGGTATATAATAACATCGGTGAGTATATGAAGAACAATCATATTGAAAAGATGAACTTCATTACTTTGTCTGACGGTGCTGGTGGTTCTATGCAAGCGTCTGGTGGTTTGGCACGTCGCTACTATGGTGGTGTAAAAACTGTTGACCTTATTCGTGACCCTGTTACGAAAAAGACTTATCCTTTTGGGTATGAACCTAGTCAACAAACTGAGACTTTGTTGAAGATGATCAAAGATCGTTATGGTGTAAAAACAATTGGTTTCTATATCTGCCCAAATCGTCGTCGTGCTTTGGAGTCCGCTATCAAAGATAACGTGCACGAATTCAAAGGAAATTCTGATTTGTTGATTGAAGAAATGCGTAAGACTTTCCGCAATGATGGTTTCTATTCATTGAAAGGTACTGGTCGCGATGACTTGTTTATCGTTCCTGCAGAAAACACCAAAATTGACGAAGGTGAATTGAAAGCTGACGCTGATATGTCTGCAAGAAAACTGGCTACTTCTCTCGGGAAATATCTCAATACGAAGAAAACCAGCCGAGTTTTACTGAGCCGATTCATCGGATACGTTGCCTAACCCTGTAGGAGCAAGGCTCCGCAGGGGTCAAAAAAGACTTTACTTTTATTCAAGATTAGGGTATAATACTTGTATGGAAAGTTGAAAAGTGTGTTTGTTTTATATTATGGAGAATTGTTATGAGTGATGCGACCTTTGTTCAAACATTTGAGTCTAAACTGGCTGAGATGTTTCCCGACACCCAATCATCGGGTGTAGTCAAGAATCAAGAACTGCTTGCAGTTATGAAAGCACTTGGCACTACGAAGCAACCTAAGTGGTTGATGGAAAATAAAATCTCACGTGGTATGTATGCCATCGCTGGTGGAAAATCTAATGTTGTTTTGAAAGAAGAACCTGTGACACAATCGTTTGAAGTTGATTACACAAACACCGAAGCACTCATTCCTAAGAAGGATTCAAACTTTGTTCCTTTCGGTAATTTCTCTGACTTGGAAAACATTATCAAGTCTGGCATTTTTTATCCTGCTTATATCAGTGGACCAACTGGCAATGGTAAGTCAACTATGGTCGAACAGATTTGTGCTAAACACAAACGTCCATTGATTCGTGTTAACCTTAACATGATGACCGATGAAGAACAACTTATCGGTTCGAAAACCCTCGAAGACGGCAACGTTAAAATTGTTGAAGGTCCAGTTCTTATCGCTATGCGTACTGGTACTACATTGTTGCTTGACGAAATTGACGCAGGTGCTGCAAACACTTTGCTTTGCTTGCAACCTATCCTTGAAGGCAAACCTTACTATTTCAAACTGAAGAATGAGATGATCATTCCAGCCAAAGGGTTCAACGTTATCGCTACTGCGAACACCAAGGGTAAGGGTTCAGATGACGGTCGTTACATTGGTACGAACATTCTGAACGAAGCATTCTTGGAACGTTTCGCTGTTACTTTCAACCAAGAGTATCCCTCTGCTAAGATTGAAGGTAAGATTGTAACAAATCTTATGACTTCATACGAATGCCTCGATGAGACATTCGCTGATAACCTAGTCAAATGGGCTGACGCAATTCGCAAGACCTTTGATGACGGTGGCGTGGATGAAACTATTACGACTCGTCGTATGATCCACATTGTTCGTGCCTTTGCAATCTTCAAGAATCAGACTAAAGCGATTGAACTTTGCTGCAACCGTTTTGACGCTGCAACGAAGTCTGCTTTTATCGACCTCTATGATAAAATTGCAAACCCTGAACCTGAAGTTGTAGCCGAAGTAGTTCCTGCAACTCCCGAGAGTAATGAGGTGCCATTCTAATGCAAAGTAAAGTCAAAAAAGACTTTACTTTAATTCAAGAATGGGGTATAATACTTGTAGGAATTGGAAATTCCATCTTTGTAAACTTTGAAAAGGAAATATATTATGTTGAAATTCGCTAACCTGTCAATGGCTCAGAAGAAATGTGTCGTTGCTTTGATTGAAGCTGATTCCAGTTTGACTAAGACTGGTAAGATTACTTTGAAACAAGTATCTACTATCACACAATCACTTGCAGCTAAACGTGCTTCTGGTGGTACGAAAATCGGTTATCCTAACTGGTTGTTCAAACACAACAAGATCGAGAAGGGTTTGTATCAACTCCCTCTCCCAACTGCTAAAGAACTTTCTGATTATCAGCAAGCAGTTGAAACCAAAGCCAATCCTGTTAAGGCTGCAAAAGCCAAAGTCGCTAAACTTGCGAAAGTAAAAGTCGCAAAAGCAACTAAGGTAAAAGCCAAGCCAGTTGCTCAGGATGAAGACGAAGTAGAGATTACTGGATCTCGCTTGAACCGCATCATTGCGGAATCCGAACCTATCGACCAAGACGTTGAAGACTTCAACGCTATCTTGCGTGAGAATGGTATCGAAGTTTAATTTTTAAAATATCGTACTCCGAGGGATTCACCATCTCCCTCGGAGTTTTTCATCATGATGGTATATTATGGAGGACATTTATGTCAAAGCAAACTAAACTATTGAACAGCCTATACACTGGAAAAGAATATACTGCAAAGCAGATTTCTGGCTCTTTCGGTATTGCACATCCAGCTTCCGCTATTCGTAATTTGCGTGAGCAAGGTCATTGTGTTTATTCAAACAAGACTACTTTGAGCGATGGTACTGTTACTACCAAGTATCGTATCGGTCGCCCAACTAAGGCAATGATTGCAGTTGCAAATCGTGTTCTTGGCGCACAAGCATTTGGTGGTTAAGTGAAACTTACAAAGGCATTCCTAGAGTGCCTTTGTGGCTTTTCATTGGAGAGAATATGGCAACTAAAGATGATGTAAAAAAATCACAGACAGCCACAACTGGTGGTAGAAAATTTGATGGTGGTAAATTACAATATGGTTTAATCCCACCATTGGCGTTAGAAGAAACTGTTAAGGTATTAACATTTGGAGCACAAAAGTATGAACCTGATAATTGGAAAGTTGTGCCTGATTCTAAGCGTCGCTATTTCGATGCCCTACAACGACACTTATGGGCATGGAAACAGGGTGAACAAAACGACCCTGAAACTGGACTGTCGCATCTGGCACATGCGATGTGTTGCTTAATGTTTTTGTATGAACACGATGTAAAATATTCAAAGGAAATTAAATAATGTTTATCTTGACTCTTTCTATTCTTATTGCTCTTGGTTGCGCTTTTGCAGCATATTTTGTTAATCAATCCCGTCGTTATCGTAACGAGAAGAACGAGGTAGTTGAGGAAACAATATATCCTCTTCGAAAATTCGCAGCAATTCCGTTTATCTTCCCTTTAATTGTTTTCATCTTTGAGATGTTTACTGTTGTTCCTGCTGGTCACGTTGGTGTACAGGTAACACTTGGTGAAGTAAACCCCACTCCACTAACTGAAGGTGTTCACTTTGTCAATCCTCTATCAAGCGTCAGAAATGTAGAGGTTCGCGTTGTTAAAGCTGACCTGAAAGGTGCTAACGCTGGTACAAAAGACTTGCAGGTTGTTCATACCGATATCGTTGTGAACTATCGTATTGCTGGCAATCAAGCTGCACACATGTATAAGGAATTCGGTCTTGACCTAGAGAACAAGATCCTCTTGCCTGCCGCAAATGAATCATTCAAAGCTATCACTGCCCACTACACTTCTGAAGAATTAGTTACTAAGCGTGGTGAGGTTAGTCAAACTATCCATACAACTCTTCAAGAGAAAGTTGCTAAGTATGGCTTGACTGTATCTGAAATCTCATTGGTGAACTTTGGATTCAGTGCTGACTATCAAAAAGCAATTGAGCAAAAAGTTATTGCCACTCAACAAAAGCAAAAAGCCGAACAAGACTTAGAGCGTATCAAAGTTGAAGCTGCATCTCGTATCGCTCAAGCTGAAGGTGAAGCAAAGGCTATTGCTATCCAAGCCCAAGCTATTCAATCTAATGGTGGTGCACAATACGTTCAGCTTCAAGCAATTGAGAAGTGGGATGGTAAACTTCCTAGCACAATGCTTGGTAATAGCACACCTTTTATCAATGTAGGAAAATAATTTTGACTTGTAAATTAAAACAAGTTATACTTGTTCTATCTTTTAATATGGAGAAACTATGAAACTATCTAAAGACACTTTGTCACTTTTTAAGAACTACGCTGGGATTAACAGCAACCTTTTACTAAAGGCAGGTAATAAACTATCAACTATCAGTTCTCAAAAGAACGTTATGTCTGATGTTAGTGTTACCGAAACATTCCCTGTAGATTTTGGTATCTATGACTTGAACGAATTTCTTGGTGCAATGTCTATCTTTGAAGATCCAGAGTTGACTTTTGAAGACAAAGTCTGTAAGATTACTCAAGGCAACATGAGTATTAAATACTTTGCCGCAGACGCAAGCGTATTGACCGCACCATCTAAATCTATTACTTTCCCTGAAGCTGAAATCAATTTTGAACTAAGCAATCAAATGCTTACTATGATTCAACGTACTGCTTCTGTATTAAAAGCATCTGATGTTTCTATCGTTGGCGAAGCTGGTAAGATTACAGTTGTTGTTGGTGATAAGAAGAACTCAACTGGTAACTCTTTCAGTGAACCTGTTGGAACTACCGATAAATCTTTTAAAGTAAATTTGAAAGTAGAAAACCTCAAAATGATTCCTGGCGATTATACAGTCAGCGTATCTTCTAAGAAAATCTCTCGTTTCAAATCAACAACAACTGGCGATCTCGTTTATTATGTTGCCGTAGAAGCCGACTCCACTTTCGACTTCTAATTTATGGGGGCATCGTCCCCCACTTTTTTATTATTATTTGAGGTGAATTATTATGATTGAAGCGCAGAAAGACCAGTACCTTTGGGTTGAGAAGTATCGCCCACAAACTATTGATGAATGTATTCTTCCAGATTCTATGAAGAATACATTCAAACAATATCTCACACAGGGTGAATTACCTACATTCTTATTCAGCGGAACAGCTGGTGTTGGTAAGACCACCGTCGCAAAAGCATTATGTCAAGAAGTTGGCGCAGACTGGATCATGATCAACGGTTCAGATGAAGGTCGTCAGATTGACGTATTGCGAAATAAGATTAAGAACTTTGCTTCTACTGTATCTTTGACAGATGCTAAGAAGGTTGTTATCATTGATGAGGCTGACTATATGAACGCTGAATCAGTTCAACCTGCTTTGCGTTCTTTCATTGAAGAGTTTAGTAACAACTGTCGTTTTATCTTCACTTGTAACTTTAAACATCGTATTATTGAACCACTTCGTTCACGTTGTGCGAATATCGAGTTCAAAGTTGACGCTGGTGAAAAGCAAGCAATCGCTGCACAATTCTTTAAACGTGTTTCTCAAATCCTTAAAAATGAAAACGTTGAGTTCGACCCTAAAGTTGTTTCAGAACTCATTATCAAACACTTCCCTGATTATCGTCGCATTCTAAACGAACTGCAACGCTATTCAGTATCAGGTAAGATTGATACAGGTATCTTTGTTAACCTCAGCGAAGAATCGTATAAGGATCTATACAAAGCATTAAAGGAACGTGACTTCACCGAAGTGCGTAAGTGGGTTGCTAAGAACTCTGATGCTGATACACCTGTATTGTTCAAAGAACTTTATGATAATGCCAATAACTTCTTGGATCAATCTACTATCCATAACCTTATCCTTATTCTAGCCGACTATCAATACAAGGCAGCATTTGTTGCTGACCACGAACTAAATATTATGGCTGCACTCACTGAAGTAATGATTCAGTGTAAATTCAAATAAGAGGGTAACATGGATATTTTAATTTTATGTATCGTTCTTGCTTTTGGTATTCTACTTGGTTGGAATCTTAGAGAACGCATGGCCATGAGAATCGTAGAGAAGATGCTTGAAGACTTGCAAGAGCAAGAAGAAAAAGATCCAAACGTAACTAGAATGCGTTTGGAAAAACACTCGAACGTTATTTATGCATTTGGTGAAGATGATACGTTTATTGCTCAAGGTGAAGATCTTAAAGCATTGAACAAAGCAATTCAAACTCGATTTCCAGATCGTAAATTCACAGTTCGCGAAGAGAACCTAAAAAGTCTTGGGGTGAACTATGACTCCCTTTGATTTTATTAATGCTATCAATCAGACAAAGGTAGACTTATTTAAAGAACCTTTGGCTAATAAAGATTATGATGCTTACATCGTAAACCGAGGACTGTCGTTTTTCCACGACACTGTTGTTCAAGCCAACACTATGAACCAATACTCGTCTTTGCCTAATGAATGGCAATTTCGTTTTTTACTAAATAGTGTTACCAAGAAGAAGAGATTTTCTAAATGGGCTAAAAAAGATAAAGCCACGGAATCTCTGAAACTGGTTCAGGAATATTTCGGGTATTCCAGTGAAAAGGCGAAAGAAGCTCTGAGGATTCTTTCGGATGAACAATTGAGTGAAATAAAACTAAAATTAAATAAAGGTGGAAAATAATGACTGTAGAAATGGTTTATTATGATTGGACACCCGATTCGATGTTAGAAGTGACCCTCGCTGAACCAGATAACTTTCTAAAAGTTCGCGAGACCCTGACTCGTATCGGCATCGCTTCAAAAAAAGACAACACGCTATATCAATCTTGCCATATATTACATAAGCAAGGAAGATATTTTATTGTGCACTTCAAAGAACTATTTGCTCGATGGCAAAGACTCGAATATCACTAGCGGTGATATTGAGCGTCGTAATGCAATCGCAGCACTTTTGCAAGACTGGGATCTATTAAAGATCGTAAGCGCATCGAAAGCTGAAAACAAAGCATCACTAAGCCAGATTAAAGTTGTTTCTTTTAAAGAAAAGAACGAATGGAATTTAGTGGCTAAGTATAATATTGGTAAAAAAGTTCGACCAGTCGAACAAAACTAATATAAATAGTTTTGTCCCATCGGGATGGGAAGAAGTCCCTTGAATATAAAGAGAGGGCAGATCAATCACCGAAAGGTTTGATTGGCAGCAGGTGGAAGCCCTGTATCTATTTTGTCCCACCTTGGGATCGTTTGTCGTCTACGATGAATGGCGTCCGCAAGCATAAGCGATACAAATGCCGTGCAATTGAACTGGTTCACGTCAGTAACCCCTGTATAAAGTAAGCAGGAAACTCTATGCCTTCGGGGTAGAGAATTTTAATTTAACTCGCTTAATAGGAGAAAACTATGTTGTCTTATATCAACACATCAATCGACACCATCTCTGGTGCAAAGACTCAATTCGTTAAGACATTCGTTCAAAACGAGGCAGTCGCAAAATCCCTTCAAACTTATGTTGACGCACAGCAAGCATTCGCTAAGACTGTTGCTAAGTCCGCTGTAGATTTTTATACTACTGTTGGAACTGCAGCTGCATCTTTCGATGTTAAAAAAGCATTCAGCGTTAAGTAAGGAGATGGAGAATGTTATCTATGACTAAATTTACACCTGACTCTATTTTGTCACCACAAGCATTTCTAAAAGACTTCGATAAATTCTTTGTTGGTTTTGAAGATCAAGTTGCAAAGATGCAGAAGTTCCATGATGACTTTGCTAAGAACGTACCTAACTATCCTCCATACAACATTCGTAAAGTAGATGACACTCACTATGTTATCGAAATGGCTGTTGCTGGTTTCGCTGAATCAGAAATTGAAATCGAAATCGATGGTGGTCGTCTAGTTGTTAAAGGTAATGTCAATGCTGAAAACGAAACTGCGCAAGACTACCTATTCAAAGGTATCGCTACTCGTGCGTTCACTCGTACATTCGCATTGAATGATCAAGTTGAAGTTAATAATGCAGAACTATTCAATGGCATGTTGAAGATCGCTCTTGAGCGTATCATTCCTGAGTCAAAGAAGCCAAAGAAAATCGCTGTGAAATCTGGTAAGGGTAAACAACTTTTAACAGAGGACGCATATGACAAAGCTGCTGAAAAACTTTAAGCACATTATTGTTGGTCTTTCAGAAGGTCTTCAGGCATTCAGAACTTACAAAAGAGGTAAGGTAAAATGAATAACTGGATCCCAATGACAGACGATGACTGGGATTGGGTGAATGGTAAAGTTCCACCAAATCCAAATAATAAAACAAAGTGAGAGTACTATGACAACACTAAAAAATCTTGAGAGTGCATTGGCTGGCGAATCAATGGCTCATATCAAATATCGCTATTTCGCTAAGATCGCTCGTGAAGAAGGTTTTGAAGATGTTGCTAAGCACTTCGAACACACTGCTGATCAAGAGATTAAACACGCATGGGGTCATCTTGAATTGTTAATCGGTAAGCCATCCACAAAGGAATGTCTACAGAAAGCAATTGATGGTGAAACATACGAGTTTACAGAGATGTATCCTAAGTTTGAAACTGAAGCACAATTAGAACAGAATCCTCTAGCGAAAAAAGAATTCGCTGAACAGATCTCTGAATCTAAAGAACACGCTGAACAGTTTCAAGCAATTCTAGCAAAAGCAGAAAAGCGTTTCAATGCTTTGAAGAAAGTAGAAGAACGTCATGCTAATGCTTATAAGAAGGTAATGGAGGCATTATGAATCAAGATCACGTATGCGTAGTCTGCGGACATATACATGACGAAGCAACCGAAGGTAAGTGGGAAGATCTTCCAGCTGACTTTGAATGCCCTGAATGTGGTGTCGGTAAAGACGAATATGAAACTTTATAATCAGC